ACAATGGCGGGGTTATGTGTAATGGGGCATATGTATGACAGTTTGTTAATGGTCGGGCGTATTGTTTTTGTACCCCTTTGTACCGACCCTGTCAGTACCTGGCTCATTGTGGGGACGTGTGCTACGGCCTAACGTGTCACACCTCACATTCTTAAGACTTGACTTGGGTCATGAAGCTAGTAAAGTTATGCATGTCGAAAGGAGAACGGCCATGAAGTTCAAGACCTATAAGGCCGCGAGGAATTATCTCATTACACGTATCGAGCTGGTTGGTGTTAATGTGAAGGACATCAACCTTGATCGACTCATGACCGAGACGTTCATCAGCAGGGGCGTGGGCAACAATTTTGAACTTGAGTTGGTCCGCCGTCAGAACACGTTCTCAGCTATCCTGAGAGCCCTGCGCATCCCCCGTCGTGGTACAGTGAGTGATGAGCATTGGACGACGGTTGTGAGGCGCCTGGGGGGTTACATGGGAACGTGTTACGCGGCAGAGGACGCCGATGCGCTGGCCGTTGAACTCAGGGATCAGGCTCTGTTTGCGCAATTCATGGTGGAGGAGGCGCTGTGAGCCATGTTTGTGATCCTGCACACGATTCCTTTGCTTTGCTTGATTATCTGGAGTCTTTGGCGGAATCCATACATTTCAAACACGAAGGAATCCTGGATTTCACCCTCATGGGACGACAGTATGTTGTGGAGGTGGACTCCCGAGCGCTGTGCACAATTACGACATCTCATTGGAGAAGCCGTGAACACGTGCGAGACGCCTTCGATTACTTCTCCGGAATGGTTGAGCAGCGGTGCAAGCGGTAATTGACGCACTCCTCTTGTACCTACTAGTGGCCGCTTCATTTGTTCTTATTTGGTGGTCGGGAAGGAAATAATGGAATACAAAATCGTGATGGACCAGAAAAATGGCACCATGACGACTCGCAGAAGCAACCTTGAGGAATGGGTTGCTGACGTGGACATCGCTGGCAACACCTACTCGGTCGCCTTCCATCACAACAACATCGTCATCGTTCCGCCGGTGGACAGTCAGACCCTACTCCCCCATAAGGTACGCTATGAGGACCTGGAGGATGTTGTCAAGCAGTGCCTCCTTGTGTTCGCTAAGAGCGTGACTCTCACCGCGGTCTACAAGGATCGCATTCAGATCAACAACGGTGACACGCTGAACATTACGTGGGAGTCCAAGGGCGATGGCAAGTGGGAGGCGCGCTTCCCGTACAATGGCGTCACATACGTGATTACGGCGACGGCGACGGAGTCAATGACTGCTTTGACCATGGGTCAACCCTCCCCCGCTCCGCCGATGGTAACGGCGACGATCAGTACACCTTTTGACAGGAGGAAGATTTATCAGACACTCTCAATCCTTGGTCCATTCCAAATCGATTGGTTGACAAATGAGATTTACGATCAGTAACCAAGAAGGCGCGGACATTCCCGTCAATATCGTTCGCGTAGGCAAGGCTTGGTCGGGTTCATGCCACCCGTTCGGCGGTGAGATGCGCATCATGGTCGAGTTTCAGTCTCCATACACTCATGCGAATTGCTGGTTCAATGGGGATCTGATGACAACGATGATGGTGCGGAACTCCCCCACGATCATGAACGTTGTCGAAAACCTCCTCGCCTTGACATTTCCAGACAACAAGTTCTATACTAACCTAGAAGCGTCTCATCCCGAGACCCTTCAGTCTACGCTCTTCTGAGAAAGGAAAGAATGATGAGCACCGATATTTCTACTACCGTGAACTTCCAGGACACCCTCGACGCTTCCGGCGTCTTCACCACCGTGAAGGGCACCGACATCGAGGCCAAGAAGACGGTTTTCAGCGCCGTCAACGACGCCGAACCCCTCTCCGATCACCTCGGCGAGACCCTCGACGTTGTCGATATCGTCGCCCACAAGGTTGAGGTCGCCAACGAGGAGAGCGGTGAGATCGGCGAGGCGACCCGCGTTGTGCTGCTCACTTCCGACGGTAAGGCGCTCGCTTCCGTCTCCGTGGGCATCCAGGGTGCTGTCCGCAACATCCTCGCCTTCCTGGGCGAGCCGTCCACCTGGGACGGCGCCGTGAAGCTCATTCCTGTGGAGCGCAAGGGGCGTCGCGGCTTCAGGTACATGAGCCTCATGCTCGCCAAGGACAAGTGAGATAGGGTACACACGAACCGCCCTCCCCCGCCCGGTAGGGCGGGGGGGGGGTTTCATGTCACTGGAGTCGAAGCGGGCCGAAGCGCTTAGATTGGAGCGTCAGGCGTCGAAGAAGATACAGCAGATCGCAGCGGGTCGCTATGATCCGCTTGGGTCACGGAGTTTGCTGCATGAGATCAACAATGGCCGATATGGTATTGATATCTCAGGGACTAAGTACGATCCGCGTAAGTCGGAACGCCTTGTGAAGCGGTACACGGGCAAGCAACTGGATGCCCATATTGAACGACTCAAGGGCTTCATGACCCCGACCGTCGGTTTCTATCGCGATCATGAAGGCCATGTGGTGACGTCTCAGGCGATGCGCTCACTGTATACGGCGGTGAAAAGTGCAAACGCGAAAAAGGAGGCGTACGTCAAGAAGTACGAGGAGGTTAATCCCCCATGGCTTGGGCCCGACATGACTGTTGGGCAGTATGACCGGACGTTCAGGCAGCGCATTAAGTTTGACGGGTCGGCGATGACCGAGAATTTGCGGCGAGGCGGCTTCCCGAAGCCTACACAGTTCATGCGGCCGGATGCGATCGCCGCGCGTGAGAAGAAGCTGCGCGAGATGATGAACCCCGCTGACATTAAAGAAAAGATTGCGGGTATCAGACAAAATATCGTCAACATGTCTCTATACACCGGTAGTGACTTGCCGGACAAGTTCATGAGCCTCGACGATGAGACCCTGTACTTTATGTGGACTCATGACTCTAATTTATCCGACGCCTTGGGAATGGTGTACCTGGGAACGCTCCCAGAAAATGAAGAAGACGGCGATTCCTACATGTTTGCAGAGTTAGGGGAGGACCGGCTGCAATCATTGTGGGAAGATGTGGAGGGTTGGTCCCTTGAAGAAGCCTATCGAGACACGCCTGAACAGCGCCGACTTCGAAAGCGTGGACGACGTCGATCCAGTAAGCGGTCTCGCCGTCGGAAGTAGGGTGTGGGCGTGGGGCGTGCAGAATATTCACGATCTAGAGCAGTACGACACGGGTACGGACATTGAGTCGTTTATCGAGTTCATCCTCCGCTTCCCCAGCATCACCTATTTTCACAATCTGGCTTTCGACGGTGTTTTCATCCTAGACTATCTTCTCAAAGCAGGGTATGAAGTTACTGCGGATTGCAGTGTCCCTCATAGGATCGAGACGACGATCGACGGGTTCGGGAAGTTTTATCGGATCATCGTGCACGCCGGGAGAACGCGGGTCGAGTTCCGGGACTCGTTGAAGAAACTGCCCATGAGCGTGAAGATGATTGCGAAGACGTTTGATTTGCCTATTCAAAAGGGTGAGATCGATTATAAGAAATATCGTCCTGTCGGCTACTCCCCCACCGCTGAGGAGTGGGAGTATCTGCGCACTGATGTGGAGATTATGTCTCGGGCGCTTGTGATCGCGTCGAATATGGGGATGGCGGGGCTTACCGTCGCTAGTGATACGTTGAAGAATTTCAAGGCGTCCAAGCAGGGGGAACGGGGTTTTAGGGAACTGTTCCCTATTATCCCCGACGAGTGGGATGATGAGATTCGCAGCGCTTACCGCGGCGGGTATACGTATGTGAACCCGCGGTATGCTAAGCGGTTGGTGGGCCCGGGTCATGTGTACGATGTGAACTCGTTGTATCCATCGATGATGCGTATGCGTCCTCTCCCCTATGGGATGCCGCAGCGGCAGGATCATCTCCCCGAACAAGGGCTATTTATTGTTTACGCGAACGTGAGTTTTCGACTTAAGCCAGGTATGCTGCCTTGTATTCAACTGAAGAATAACATGAGATTCGTGGGCACCGAGTATTTACACGAGGCTGAGAATGTTGATTTGGGAATGACCTCAGCGGACTTAACCCTATATCGTGAACATTATGATTTTGAGATACACGATGTGCATTATGTTTATGTATTTGAGTCAACCATCGGTCTTTTTGATGAATACACCGACAAGTGGAAGAAGGTAAAAGAGGAGTCAACGGGAGGGGTTCGCGCCATCGCTAAACTGTACCTCAACTCCCTGTACGGCAAGTTCGGCACTCGGCGCACCGTCACCGGCAAGCGACCCGTGCTCAAGGACGATCATGTGGCGCTCACCAAGGCGGAACACGAAGAACGCGACCCCATCTACACTGCCATGGCTTGCTTCATCACCGCGTGGGCGAGGGACTTCACGATACGGGCTTGCCAGATGAACCATGACTCGTTCTGCTATGCCGATACTGACTCCATGCACCTACTGGGTGAGGCAGCTGGGATTACGGAACACCCGAGCAATTTCGGCGCGTGGAAGCGCGAGGCCGATTTCGAGATTGCAGTGTACAATCGAGCGAAGCAGTACGGTGAGCGGATCGATGGCGTGGATGAAATCCATGTGGCTGGTTTACCGAAAAATATTGCGAAAAACGTCACAGTGGAGGACTTGCTCTCAGAACAGGTATGGCATGGTAAGCTAGTACCACACAAGGTTCCTGGAGGCGTTGTCCTCAGGGAAACATATTTCACATATAAGGTTGATTAACATGAGCAAGAAGAATGTGACCACCACGATTTCTACCGATCTGCACACCTTTCTCGATGACAGGCACTGGGCGGAGCGCAAGAGCCTGTCTGCTCTCCTGGCCTCGATGATCGAGTATGCCGCCGTGCAGGAACTGGGTTATGAGCCGCCGGCCGCGGAGTCGGATGACGCCGCGTGAGGGTAGCCCACGGCGTGAAGCCGCCTGACGCGATGTTCTGAGACTGGCCGTCTTCGTCAGCCGTTCTCCGTCAAGCCGGTGATATGATAGGGTGAGTGCATGAGCACTCACCCTATCTTTATGTGAGGAAGCAATGGATTTTCATAATATGATTGATGCTATCCAGAATCCCGGTGAGGAGGGGGTCCCTGAAGGAATCTACGATGATCTTCGTGGGGCCTACGATTCTCTTCAGGGTAATTTCGATGCGGCGTCAGAGAAGATCAAGAGTCTGACCGATGAAAACACTGGTTTCAAGGACCAGATTTCTGATTTGAAGTCCAAGTCCTATGATCTTATGACTCAAATCGGGCTGAAGAACGACGACAAGGGCAATGATGACTCGTCCGCTGCCGTGAACGGTCCGGATGACGATGGTAGTATTGATTCGTTCTTCGCTAACAAGGAGGTCAAGTAATGCCTAGGAATTTGGGGGGCGTCCGCCCCTTCGATAATGTTGAGATCATGAACCGCATCCGCAATGACGCGTCGTACGATTATCAGCGGCGCATCCCGGACGTGACCAAGGCCAACGTCACCGAAACGGTTCGCGGGCTCATGCAGTACACGCCGGCGTGGAATGAGTTCACCGACGCTTTGATCAACAGGGTCGGCTCGTACATTACCAGGGATATCTCCTGGAAGAACCCTCTCGCCCCGTTTAAACGCAATAGCCTCCAATTCGGTGACACGATCGAGGAAGTCCAGGCAGGTCTTCTGCGCGCTTACAGTTACTCCCCGGACCGGGAGTATGGTGAGAAGGCGATCTTCGGCACGGAGAAGCCCGACGTTGCCAGCCAGTTCCACACGGTGAACCGGCAGGAGTTCTACAAGATCACCGTCAACCGCGATCAGCTTCGCCGTGCGTTCCTGGACGACTCGGGTCTTCAAACGTATCTGAACCAGATTCTTCAGATGCCGGCGACGTCTGACTCCTGGGATGAGTTCCTTCTTACCATGAGCCTGCTGCGCGAGTACCAGGACGGCGGCGGTTTCTGGCATACCCAGGTGCCCGATCTCCAGAGCTTGGGTGCCTCTAAGGCGGACGGTGAGACCTTCATCAAGAAAGTCCAGGCGTGCGCTGGTAACCTCAGGTTCCTCGACACCAAGTATAATGCCGGCAAGATGCCGGTGTGGGCCCGCCCCGAGGACCTTATTCTTATCACGACTCCTGAGGTTGTCGCTAACATTAACGTCTCTACATGGGCTGCGGCTTTCAATCTCGACAAGCAGCAGATGGAGGCGCAGATTATCACCGTGCCTAGGTCTCGCATTAACATTGACGGGGCGCAGGCGGTCCTCACGACGAAAGATTTTTTCGTCATTGCCGACAATCTGCTGGAGAACACGAGCCAGCCGAACCCTGTGTCGCTGGGGCAGAACTATTTCTTGCACCACTGGGAAGTGATTTCTGCATCTTTGTTTGTTCCCGCTGTCCTGTTCTGGACTGGCGCCGACGATGAGAAGGTCAACATCGTGCAGCCCAAGAATCTTGAGCTCAAGCCGGATGCGTTCCGCCACGCCGACGGGCGCGCCGTCAGCAGCACGGACAAGATGAAGCCGGGCGAGAACGGGTACCTCACCTACTCGATCGTCGGCACGGACTTGCCTTCGGACGCGGAGATCCCGGTGGACTTCACGATGACGGGCAACAAGTCGCCACGGACGCGCGTGTACAATGATGGCGTGTTTGTGATCGCTTCGGACGAGACGGCGACGAATGTGACTGTCTCGGGTCGGATCACCGGTGGCGGTGCGCTTAAGACGAACGCCGACCCGGCGAAGGCGGGCGGTGCGTTCTCGTGGTCGCTGGAGATTGATCCGGCTCCGAAGGTCTGGCCCAAGAAGTAATCCAGGCCACTATTTCAAGGGCCCTCTCCCCTACCCGGGGAGGGGGCCCTTGAACTATCCCGACTCCAACTAAAACGTTGGAGTTGGAGTGTGCCGGATTTTCTCCACAGACTAGCGGTATAGTACGTATGTTCGATTGCGGCCATCGACTTCCTGTGCTACGCTGGTTTCGCCTCCGATCAAGGGATGGATCGGGTATGGGTTGGGAATACGCCACAGCCCCGGGGAGTTCTTGCCACCGTTCTTCGCCCCGGGGCTGTGGTGTATCATTTTCCTATGAGTGCTATTACCCGCCCGCCGAACGACATTGGTGATTTCGGGCTTAATTTTGATTACTCTATTTGGACTCCGAATACCGACGTCTACCTCTGCAATGTTCCGTGGGACGCAACATATCGTGACGTTGTATGGTGGGACAATTATGATGAATCATTCGAGGCCATTGTTCATGGCCACAAGAAGCATTCAACATGGACGCAGATTCATGGGTTGACATATTGCGCTCAGGGGCGCCCGATTCGTATTGACGTTCCGTTCTCTAAGGCGAACACATACAATTACCTTATCGCCCGGAACAACGAGGACCACATCAATACGCGCAACACATTCTACTATTTCATTACATCAGTAGAATATGTCGCCCCGAATACCACTGAAATCACAGTCCAGCTCGACGTATGGCAGTCCTACATGCACGAGTGGGAGATCACGCGCTGCTATGTCGAACGCTCTCACCTCGGCATTGCCGCTGAGGAGGCCTGGACCGACAACGGGCGCCGCTACCTGACCGCCCCCGAAGGGCTGGATACCGGGGCCGAGTACATCGTCGGCGACGTGTGGAGAGAATTTGTCGCCGCGACCCCGGTCCCCGAGGAAGGGCAGGAGTACGACACGGCGAACTACGACGTCGTCGTGACGAGCACTGTTGATCTGGAAGAGGATTACGGCAGTGCCGATGACCCTAAGTTCACGACGGCGAAAGGCAGTATCGCCGAGGGCCTGCCGAATGGGTGCGCGGTTTATGTCATGCCGGTGGACGCTTTCACCACGATGGCCGAGGCGCTTTCCTATGCGCCGTGGGTGGCTCAAGGGATTGTGAGCATCACGGCTATTCCGAATGGGGTCATTGACTGGGATAAACTAGAGGGTCGAAAAACAAAACTACCCGACGTCCCGCATGACGGTAAGAGCGCGGTGAACGCCGACGTCTTCGTTGCCAAAAAGGGTTTCGGTGACGCGTTCCAGAATAACAAGACGATTGAACTGGCTGCGCCGTTCCGGACCGATACGCACATTCCGGATCGATATAAGCATTTGTGGAAGTTCTACACAGCGCCGTACATGTGGTTCGAATTGACGACATTCACGGGGACCCCGCTCATGATTCGCCCCGAGGCGATCGTCGATTGGAAATTCAACGTGACCCAGTGGGCGCACATCGTGCCACCGAATCCAAGGATCATGTTCACGGTGAACAACCTGAACGCCTCATCTTTTGGGGTTACGGACTATTGGAACGGACGGTCCGAGCACTTCGATGTGATGACCGGGTTTGCGAACTTCCCCACGTTCACGCTCACCAATAATTCTTATCTCATGTATACGGCGTCCAATGCCCACCAGATCGCCTACCAGCGGCAGTCCGCCGAGTGGGGCCAGCAGAAGGCCTTGCGCGGCGCCTCGACGCAGTTCGCTCAGGCGCAGGCGTCCATGCAGCAGGGCACTGATATGACGAATCTGGGCAATGCGTATAATACCCAGATGGCCCAGTACAATGCGAATCAGCAATTCATGCGGTCGGGTGTGAATGCCATCGGCTCGGGTGTTGCGAGCGCATTGGGCGGAAATATTCTTGGCGGTGCGATTAATGCGCTTACCCAGGGCTATAATATGGGCAATGAATACGGCACTGCTCTGGAGAACAATCGCATGCGGGCCGAGCAAGCGTCCGCGATGACGAACCTCAAGAACAGTTACGGCCGTTATTTTGCGGACAGCAATCTCCAGATGGCGAAGTTCGCTGCCAATGGCGACTACGCCAACGCGATCGCCGGCATCAACGCCAAGGTTCAGGACAGTGACGTGATTGCACCGACGACATCGGGGCAGACCGGTGGGGATGCGTTCATGCTGTCGGCGGAAGGGTGGCAGATTGTTCTGCGGCAGAAACTCATTGATGTTGGTACGATGGTTCGGATCGGGGAGTTCTGGCTCAGGTACGGCTACGCCATGAACGTATTTAATAGGCCTCCGAAGAATTTCCGGTGCATGGAGAATTTTACGTATTGGCAGATGAAGGAGACCTATATTCGTTCTGCGACGTGCCCGGAAGGGTTCAAGCAGTCCATCCGTGGTATATTCGAGAAAGGTGTGACCGTATGGCACAAAACGTTCACCATCGGTAGCGCGCTAATCGGAGACAACGAGCCATTGAAGGGGATTCACCTTGACTTCACCTGACGTAAACAAGCAAAAAGACTGGGTAGCGAGCAAGATCTATCGCCCTTTCAATGAGGGGCAGGGTGCTGGCTATAAGTTGAATCCTGTTCAGACTCGCGAGACTCAGCTGATCGCGATGTATGAGCGCATCCTCATCGAGATGTGCTCCAATCGTTTCAAATGGGTTGGTATGCCCGATACGGTGGACTTGCGCTTTCTGGAGATGACATTGCTGCGCGACGCGCTCACTGTTTTCTATTTCGATGAAGAATTCCAGAGGTTCATGACACTCCGCGCCACGGGACTGGGCGAAGTCAACATGTATGACAACCCCACCGGCTATACCGTATACGGGAACCAGGTTTTTTCCCGGCAACTGTCTGGTAGCGAGTGCGTTCCGATTTGGGCGAACCAGACCCGCATTCCGGATTGGGATATTATCAGCATGTATTCCCAGCGTCTCGCTGCCCTAGACAGAACGCTGGAAATCAATATGTTGTCGGCCCGGCACCCGTTCGTGTTCGCCGTCAACAATAATGAGTATAACTCAATGGTGCAAGCCTTTAATAAGGTTGTGGAAGGTCAGCCGGTAATCTTCGGAACCGAGGCTCTGAGCGCCGAATCCATGGCTGAAAAGATTTCCTTGTTCGATATCGGGTACAAACCGAATCAGATCAAGGACGTGATGGACGCCAAGGTGCGCACATGGAATGAAACGCTCACGCTTTTGGGGATCATGAATGTCAACAGCGAAAAGCGTGAGCGAATGGTCGTCGAGGAGGCGTCCGGGGCCTCGGGTCAGGTGCTAGCTATGCGCGCTGTTGCTTTGAATGAGCGGCAGCGGGCGTGTGAGAGGATCAACAAGATGTATGGGCTTGAAATTATGTGCCAGTGGAATCTGGACGAGATGACGACCGCGGAGAATGCCGCCTTGGGTGCCGTCGTCGGCGGGCTCGCGGGTCAGAACCCTGGTCTGGGGAGCACTGATTTGGAGGAGATGCACAAGAATGGCTGACTACACGATCGAGTTGCGCGAGGTGATTGCGCGGCAGGGTGTGGAGAATATTGGGTTGGAATCCTATCCGATTTTCGATGAGCAGTATAGGGATTTCCTGAACCAGAAGATCATCGACCACTATTACTACAATGAGATCGGACTGGAGTCGGTTGACATGTTCGTGCGCCAGTTGCGCACAAAGATGAACGAGATCATGCCATATTATAATAAGTGGTATGAGGCTGAACTAGTCAACATCGATCCACTCCTCACCCAGGACATGCACTCCAAGGGCGACCAGGAGTCCAGCGGGCGATCCTCCGGAAAACAATCACAGGGCGCCAAGCAGACGACGAGTACGGTGTCGGCCACGAAAGCCAGTGCGAGAACCGTCCAGTCCGAGACGCCCCAGGTCAGGCTCTCGGGCGACGGCGACTACGCCACGGCGGCCAATGACAATGTCAGCAATTCCGATGGTACCAATGATGTGCGGGGCGAAACGAGCGGCGACTCGTCTCAGTCCGGTGAGTCGTCGCAGCGCGGGTCACAGGAGTCGCGGTCGTGGGGTTATACTGGCCATGCGCCTCAGTTGATCGCAGCGTGGCGGGAAACGTTCACAAATGTTGATATGATGGTGATCACCGAACTCCAGGAGTTGTTCATGAGTGTAAGAAGCAGTAACGACTCTCTCACCGGGAGGAGGGCGACCTATGGGCTCTGGTACTGAACCGTACAATCCAAACGATATCATCAAAGATGGCGATTATCTTCTAGTTCCGCCTGATTATCGACTGACCAACACAGTTCCGTTCACGTATCGCGATGGGTATACATACCTTCAGATTCTGGAGGAGCTCCGTAAGTGGGTCAATAATGGTCTGCGTGATAACCTCTCCAATAATTTGGAGAATTTGGCCGCTGACTATAATATGCGGGTCACGCGCCTCCTCGGCGACGTCCGCAAGGAACTCGAACAGTACCATGCGCTGCCCGAACAACTGCGTGAGCAGATCGCTGAGTCAGTACGGAAATATGATGAAGAGTTCAAGCGGTTCCAGGAGACACTAACCCAGTGGACCAAGAGGCAATTTAAGGACGATAAGTTCAAGGTCTTCAACTGGCTAACCGGTGAAACCTGCGAACTGAGTGAACTCATCTCGGACCTGCACAACCGGTACACGGTTCACGGCCTTCTCGCCGACGACCTGTCCCGCATGGGGTGCACCGCCGGCGACATCGACAGTTGGCCTGTGAGTATCTCCGAGTTGGAGACCGAGGGTAAGAACTTCCTCACACACTTCGGCACATGGATGTTCTCGCCCGTTACGGGTAAGTACTGTAGCCCCCAGGACGCTATTCTCAGTATCATGGAATACGTATCCACCGGAACAGGTATTATTTCTCATACCGCCCAACAGATCGAGTCGCTCACCATGCAGGACCTTCAGAACAGGAGAGTAAACTAATGCCCGCCACCAATAAGACCAACAACTTCCAGCTGCCCCTCTACGTGGCGTCCGATCATTTCAGCGTCCTCGGCGACCTGAACGGGGCCATGAACAAAATCGATGAGAACTTGGGTTCCGCCCTCACCCAGGCGCGCACCGCGTCCCGGGACGCCACGAGTGCGCTGACTGCCGCCAACGATGCCGCCGAGAATACGAGCGTCGCGAAGGAGAGTGCGCAGTCGGCGCTCGCCGTCGCCTCCAACGCCAAGGGTGAGAGCAGCCGCGCCCTGGAGAAGGCGACCAGCGCCGCCAACGTAGCGGATACTACGGCGGCGGCGGCCCGTGAGGCCTCCACCAATGCTGCGAATGCCCTGGCGCAGGCTACCGACGCGACCGGTAAAGCCAACGCCGCCGCCCAGCAGGCCAATGGTGCGAGTGCGTCGGCGTCATCGGCGCTGGATACTGTGCAGTCGCTATCGTCTCAGATCAATGAGGCGAAGGCCGCCGGCGATAGTGCCAAGACGGTGCGAACTCGGTACAAGAAACTTAAGTCCGGTACCGGGGAGAGGACTGTTCGTGGTTCGCAGGAACAGAATACAGTTGTTTTCAGCGGGTCGATTCATCTTGATCCGAATGATGTGATTCAGTGTCACGCACAGATCCATCACAACAGCCGTGCTGTGCATGATCTGCACTGGGGGATTAAGTGTCAGGGTCCGAGCGGTGTTGCTGAGTATCGTTTCAACGCGGCGGTCCCGGGTGCTTTCAACGGTGCGTTCATTTACTCTACCGTGGATGGTTTCTTCCACGCCGATGAGGGTGGTGGGGACTATGTGTTCTCGCTGTGCTTCCTGGGCCCGAACGACAAAGATACCAGGGTTTTCTTGGACAATACGTTCCTTGAGCTGCACTGAGATATGATAACTATAGCGCCCCGCGGGAAAACCTGCGGGGCGCTATACTGTGCCTATGGCATTCGACGACACACATAAGGCGTGCATCATCGCCGTGCTCGCCACCGTAGAGGCGGGCAACGACTACGGTATCATCAGTGCGCCGGATACCCTGTCGCTGGGGATCGGGCAGTGGACACAGGGGCGCGCCTATGATCTGCTGAAAAGATTCCCTGCGGGCACGGATTTCGGCGGGACGGTGAACGGGTGGTTGGCTGAAGGACGCGATTCATGGACGATCGGATCCCGGCAGTACGCCTACCTGGGCAGTGGTGACCGAGCGGCGTTGTCAGGGGCACTGGATTCTGAGACGGGGCATAAAATTCAGAATTCGCAGATGTTGGACGACCTGAACAATGATTATATTCCTAGGTGCCAGGAACTTGGTCTGGATACTGAAAATGAAACGGAAGCAGCGATGCTGCTTATCGTCGTCATGCACCGATGGGGTAACTACGCGAAAATTTTAAAACGGCTGGTCAATGCGTGTCCACATCCGGCGAGTCTGGACGACATGGCGGCCGCCATCAAGTACGAGGGTGAGTGGTATGCCGTTGGACAGCGGTATGAAGTCGCCTATGATATGATCTCTCGTCTGGAAACCAACGGGATTACCTTGAATCCCGGGGACTCACAGGATCATTCTGGGAACGCGGCGGCAGACAAGGCGGCTGATGCGAAGAAAATAAAAAGTGTCGAGGACATGGGGGATGGTACCCTACGAGTCAAGTGCAATGACGGATCTTTCGCTCGATGCTATAGTGTTGGCACTGGCTATTGGAAAGCTTCTGCTAAAGGGCAGGACAAGGCCAGTGAGTCGGCGCAGAATAATGGGGCTGCACCGGGTGGCCCGGTGGGTGAAGGCATCAAAGCGATGACCAAACTCGCATGGGACTCAATCGGAAAATTCGAGTACCACCAGTGGTATAACGCGCGCTTGCACCCGGACCAAACCGGCGTCACGGACTGCTCTGGCTTCTGTTGGTGGCTGTATATGACGTGCTGCAATATTGATATCGGCCCAGGCGGTACCGCAGAAATTTATGGCAGCAGTACTGGCTGGGTCGTCGCGTCGGGTAGCGGGTCGTTCGATGCGGCGGACCAAGTTCGCGAAGGTGATTTAGTTGTATGTCGATGGTATTCTGGGGGCGGTCATATCGAGTACTGTACCGGAGGCGCCGGCGGATGGGAGAGCATCGGGGCGCGCGGCCCGGACGGTCACCCGGAGCCGAATAGTGGTTCGCTAAGTATGTTCGCAGGGTGTAGTTGGGAGTTGAGGCGGTATGTCTAAGAAGAAAAAATTCTCATACTATTCTTTCGACAGAATTCTGTCATATAACGCTGTTATCAACATGGTGATGGGCGCACGCGGTTTGGGAAAAACATACGGTGCCAAGCGTATGGTGATGAAGAATGCACTGGAGAAAGGGGAGCAGTTCATCTACCTGCGTCGCTACAAGCCCGAACTCAAGGGGTGCAAAACTTTTTTCGCAGATATTGCGCATGAATTCCCGGAGTATGAATTCAGGGTGTACGGCAATGAGGCACAATACCGGGGGCCCATGCCCGAGGAAAAGGATCCGTGGTTCACCATGGGGTACTTTCAGGCGCTGAGCGTATCTGCGAGTGCAAAATCCATCGCATTCCCCGATGTGACGACGATTATTTTTGACGAGTTCATCATCGAGACCGGAACACATCATTATCTCAGCAATGAGGTGCGAACGTTCCTCGATTTCTACAGCACTGTAGACCGTTATGATGACCGTGTGCGCGTCCTCATGCTGAGTAACGCTATTTCTATCATGAATCCGTACTTCATCGAGTGGAAAATTGCGCCCTCGAATAAGATAAAGCGCTTCGGTGAGGGATTCGTCGCCATTGAATTCGTGGATTCTGAGCGCTTCGGGCGCGAGGTGCGGAATACTCGATTTGGTAGATTCATTTCAAAGTACAATCGCGAATATGCTGACTACTCCATTGAAAATGAATTCAAAGATGATACGCCGTGGCTCGTCATGGGGAAGACGGGTATCGCCCGGTACATGTGCACGTACCGGACTAAGTACGGTTCTTTCTCCGTGTGGAAAGATGGAATGCGAGTATTCTGTCAGAAAAAATTGCCGAAGGGTAATCAGTTGAAATTCTCCATGTGCCATGATCTGCGCCCGGGCGAAATTTTCGTCACACATCGAGACAGGGCACCGCAAACTCTTAAGCGGATATATCGACAGGGGAGATGCTTCTTCGACGGTCCGGAGACCAGAGAAATGTTCGCAGAATTGTTTATGAAATGAATCATAGTATTATCATAGATGTTAACATGCTTATCGGCATGCTTCCCGCGCTCGGCGTGCTCGCCACATTCGCAGCATGGACGCGCAAGCAGTTGTCCAAGATGGATGACTTGCTGAATGATTGGAGGGGAGCCGACGCCAGGCCCGGTGTACCGCGCCGGCCGGGGGTCATGGAGCGTCTCGAAAAGATCGAGGCCGACGTGAAAGAGATCAAGGAGATGAAATGAGTATTAAAGCTCGCAAATACATTTACAGGGTTATGATGGCGCTCGGCGTTCTCCTGACAGGTATCGGTATCGTCAAGCAGGAGATCATCGCCGCCGCTATGCCGCTCGTCACCGCAGTACTAGCTCTGGCCGACGCCAACGTCCCCGACGAGGAGGCGGGCGATGTCAACGCCCGGGGACATCGCCCGCGCCGTCGCCGACAACGATGCGGTTGGGTACAGCCAGCCCGAGCGGCTGACCATCTGGGAGGGGTCGCCGTGGGATGGAACGCCGCGAAACGTTGATTGCAGTGAGCTCGTGAGTTACTGCTTCGACTATTGCGGCATCCCCGCGTTCCCGCAGTCCACGTGGACAGGGAGTGTCGTGTATTGGGCGCGGCAGTACGGCGGGTTCGAAATTTTCGACTACTCGGCTGACTACGACTACCAGGATAGTGATATTCTGCTGACCGATGGTCATGTTGCGATCGTCTCGGGTGATGACATCTGCGAGGCGTGGATCGCTGAGACTGGGGATATCTACGGCGAGCGTGGCGACCAGACGGGTCAGGAGGTTCGGGTCATCGGCTTTTACGACCACCCGTACTTGCACAAGTGGGACACTGTCCTTCGATACAATAATGTTTCAGGAGATGATTTTGATATGACCTCTGAGGACCGCGAGATCTTCATCGATATCCGTGACCGGCTTCGCGAAATCAGCGACCAGACCGGCACCGGCATCGAGGGTAGGCGCTACGACGGGCCCATCGTGTCGAGGCTCAAGAACATCGAGGCCAACACGTACGCGATCTGGGACCTGCTGGCGCCGGGCCGGGAGGGCAAGCGAGCGGCTGGAAGCGTGTTCCAGGCACTGTGGAACATCGGCAAGGCACTCACTAGTAAGTGAGCAACGTCACCCCTCCCAGTTCTTGTGCTGGGAGGGGTTTCGTGTATATGATAGACTCATCAAAGATGATATAATAGGGGAGAGTAGTATATAATGGCACGTGGTTGGATTCATGGGCGCCTTAGTGACGGCGCCGGTAGGCCCGCAAAAGGACGCATCACCGTGACCCCAGACCCCCGCATCGTCGTAGACGACGGGGGCAGCGTCATCCAGCCCGTCATCCAGAACGTCGAGGGCGAGTTCGATGTGCCCGTCGTCGTCCCGGGTGAGGACACGAACCCCAAGCACTGGACATCGCACGTCGTGCTCACGCGCGAGAGCCCGCTCGTCACCGTCATGGACTGTCATGACATTCTGGTCGCCGGCGAAAACCGGCTCAGTGACCTCGTCAACCGAACTCCCGTGGCGCCGACGCATATGACCACCATCGAAGGTGAGATGCGCACAGTGCGGGCCGAGGTCACCAAACTGTGGTCTGCCGTGCAGGCCGGCCGGGTCAAGGGCCCCAAGGGGGACAAGGGGGATAAAGGTGACCCGGGGCCGGCGAGCACTGTGCCCGGGCCGCCCGGCGAAACAGGGCCCAGGGGGCGGAAGGGTGATCGGGGTGATGTGGGCCTGCGCGGCATGCAGGGCGTTCCCGGTCCCAAGGGTGACAAGGGTGACATGGGGCCCAGGGGGCCGCAGGGGGCCAAGGGGATCGACGGGGCTGTGGGCCAGGACGGTCCGCGGGGGTTGCCCGGGCCCCAGGGGCCGCAGGGCGTGCCGGGGCCGGTGGGACCGGCGGGTCCGGTCGGGCCGAAGGGTGAGGATGGCAAGCCGGATTCGGGCATGCTGCCGTGGCCTGCGGGGTGGCGCACCAGTGATGCTGAGATAGAGGGCAAAGTGGGGCGATTCAAGAAGTACAACAAAAATGAGTTGTATGTGACGCAGTTCCTGAGGAGTCCTGACATCGACCCGCGCAAGACCATGTTTCCGCGGAATGTTGTGTATAACGTCGTCGTCACGATGAACGTCAAGGCCAAGTGCAATATCGCCATGCAGGTCAAATATTGGGACTACGTGGCGAACAAATGGGGTACACCGGCGACGGGGGACAAGTGGTATCAGCGCAACGGAGTTGACACGGGGGTCATTCAGAGGAATTTCCCGTGGAAAGTGGAGAACCTCCCCAACACGATGGTGTGCTTCGACATCTACGGCAACCAGGACGTCGAGATTCTCGACGTGCGCATCTCGCCATCGGGTGAGGACATATCAGTACAGGATGCGTTGTGGGCGCAGGATGAGAAGATCAACTCACTAAGCAGAGATCTGGATAGGCAGAAGGGTGCGACGACAGCGAATGCGGACAATATCCAGAATGTGCAGTCGCAGGTGCAGGCGCTAAATGAGCGCATGGTTGTCACATCGCATTTCGCGTATTACTGGGACAACTTGAAGGCGGCGAATCCGAATGAAACATTCTTCGTCAAGAGTGACGCGGGTTTGTATGTTCAGAACATTCATCAATCGCCTAACAAAGAGGTGATAGTGGTCACGCCTCGCTGGGAAGCTGCCGTGTGCGAGTGGATGACCGCGTGGGTGTGGCTGTGGACGAAAGACAGGTTCTTGACGGTGGAGTGGTGCATTGAAGGGAGTAGTTCAGCAGACGGTGCGGGGAACAAGCGTACGAACACGCGGTTGCAGCAATTCAGTCCGAAAGAGTTGTGGCAGCCCATGTGTTCGAAATGGGCGGGTACTGAACTGTCGGGGGATGTGCGGTACCTGCGCATGTGGATGAAATTCAAGGCCAATGAGTGGGACGGAACTAATAAGTGTTGGATGCGGCAGTTGACGATGGGTAGTGAGCAGACCGTCACTTGTTGACGCGTGTGATTTGGGGTTGAAAGAACCGCCCCGGTGGTTGGTACCACCGGGGCGGTTTCGTGTTGTTCCTGCCTGTGTCAGGCAACAGGGTAGGGGGTCTGGTAGGGGGCCAGGGCAGCCTCGCAGGAGTCAGCAATCACCTCCGACGACACGGCCCACACGTGACCGTCATAGCCAACCAGCCACTCCAAAGCCTGATCATCCTCGTTGACGTCGAGATCAAAGCCCATGTTGATCAGGGAGGCGAGGAGGGCGGTGACGAGCCGGCGGTCCCCCTTGGTGGCGGTGATGGCCGTGTGGGCGACGATGTCGATGTGGGCGACACCCTCGTCGTTGCTGACGGTCCATCGGGTGGTGGGCACCCAGTGGAGGGTGGTGCCGCCGACGGTGATGTCGGTGACGAGGTGTGTCTTGGTGATGGTGTTCATGATCGGGTTCCTTTCGGTTGGGATGAACTCTATTAAGTTGTTAATCCAATAATGGGTGAAGCCGTGGTTGTTTTCAACTAAGCAAACGGTTGACCGCAAGTGATGTGCGCCACAAACCGAGGTGTGCTTGCTGCCAAACAGAAGCGCTTCCAATAAATGAGCAAGCCGTTCGATGTGACAGGTTTTGATTAGAGACCCACCCATAAGGAATACCCATCATCCACTCTGCCACCAATTCCTTGTGCCTAGTAAAATCATCACTACTAGGACATATCGAACCCATAATCGTCGACCAATGGGCAAAGGCATCATTAGGCTCATCACCATGTTTTGATAGCCAAGTCTGAAAATTGGATTTCGTACGTTGCTTATCAGTGAGCGGCGACCTATTCATAGTTGGAGTAGGCGAAGGAATCAATGTGTAAGGGTTCCGCTTATAAAACGGCTGTTTCACATTGAGAGGCTCCAGGCAACCCAATAAATAAGTGCGCTTATGCCTATGGGGCGCACCCACGTCGCACGCACTCACCGTCGCCAAGGCACACACATAACCCCATTGCGACAAACGCGCACGCACGCAATCCCACGGAGCATGCACAGTGCACTCGTAGAACACAAAACGAGGCATTACCTGCCGCACCCTGCGCAACGAGGCCAGCCATTCAAAACTGAGCCCCTTGATCGCCCCCGAGCAGCGACACGTATATAGGCGAGTCGGAGGCGCACCGATGAGAATGTCGGCGCCACCGTAATGGCGTGCCCTGAATACATCAGAATCAATAATGCGGAACCTATGTGAACAAACAAGTGGAGCACTCTTCTCTTTCTCAAATGCGCGCAGCCTAAGAACAGGCCTGTATATCTGCCCCATCACAGTATCCAGGTTCGATGTTCCAGTGAAATGAGATTCAAGTATAAGCGGTTTCATAACACTCCTTCCTTCATGTCTTAAGTATAGATGTTTAGTGCATCGAACTCCAGGATGTCAAGTGTGTAATGCGTCATATCACATGAAC